CTTAAAAGGACAATAACCTGTATCCAGGAAATATCCATTTACTGTTTCACCGGTTGCACGAACATAATAGGACGTGTTGTTATCAAGACCTTCTACCATAAAACTTTGAGAAAGAGAACCATAATGAGCTTCTGATGTAAGTAGGTTCTTCTTTTCATCGTATAGAAAATATTTATACCATGTTAAATTTTCGCCCTCTTCTTCGTCTGCGACGTAAGATGCATCAAAAGAATAAGCGGGAAAGGGGACAACAAACGAACTACTGTTCTGCGACACATCCTTAAAACTTAAACTTGGTCTCTTATGACAATAAAAAAGAACGGCATCACTAAGTTCGCTAGTTTTGCCGCTCTGATTACGTACACTGATTTTAATATAATAGGGGAGAAATCGATTATGAATCGTGCCAGCGGGGAACGTAAAAGTTCGCATTGATGACGAACCACTTGTTTGAATAGTCTGGTCAACAATAATATTACCGGAGGCATTATCATAGATCACATATTCGACCTCATCAACAGTATCGTCGTAACAGACATAACTGACAATATTATTTTGGTCAGCATCAATTACGGAAAATTTTGAAATAATCGGTTTTGCCAATTTAACGCCTCCTTTGTTTTGTTAAGATTTATTTATATTCAATTTCACTTCCATCATCAATGACCGTATATTCTGTCTGATTATCAGAATTTATCGGGCTATATACAAGCTCATTGTTGATAAAAATAAAATCATTGCAACTCACACCATTTCCTTCATTGGGCTGACCTTTCTGTGGAAATTCTTCAAAAATTATTTCGTCTTCTAAAGGCTTTGGCAAAACACTTTTATGATACCATGCTCCATTATAAAGCCTTCCGTTTTTGTCTATTTTACACAGATATTTAAATCCTTCTTTTTTCATCTCACATAAACCCATAAATCTTGTACGGTACACACATACCGTTGGATTGATTCCAACCGTCACTTGACGGGTCTTCCAGACCGAAAAAAGTTGCCACGCCAGCAACACCAGTCGCGTATTTAGATGTTCGTTCATAACCGACTCCAAATTCAATACGATCAGAATAAGCTGTTACCGACCGTTTATGTACGGTGTTCCATGGATATACCATAGACATTTCTACGCCATTGACCGGAACAATTAAAGAAACAAGACCAGCGTTACCACCACCGGAAAACCATGTTCCGTTCTTCTGACTACGGAAAAGAATCAATATTGCGCTATAATTTCCTAATCCATCAAGCCGTACTGTCTGTGATGTGAAACTATCGGAATTATTTTCATATAGTTCTTGCTTATTTCGAATACCTTTAAAAATAATACCTTCGCCTGTAATAGCACAACCAGCACCTCCGCTATTTTTAATTGTAACACCGTCAGATGACATTTTTACAAAATTGTTTCCGTAAGTAATATCCACACCACTATCAGAGATTTCAACTTTTTTTGTTCCGCTTCCAATTGTAATATTTCCAGTAAGATCAAGATGAATAGCACTAATTTTACCAGCCTTAATCACACTCGCATCCAAACCAGCAGTTGCAATAGAATCTGTTGTAACAGCACCTTTTAAATTGATTTTACTAGCACTAATGCTGACATTATCAGCCTGCTGATTTATCATTGAAGCAATCTTTTTACCAGTGTAGTCGGTGGCAGACACTTTAGAGGTGATATTCGTTGCGTTTTGTTTAATGCTCGATTCTGCCGTACTAAGTCTTGTACTGATTCCGTTAATACCTTGCTGATATTTTGTTTCTGTTACTCTGGCCTCAATAGCCTCTTTGGTCACTTTCAAATCAGAATCGTACTTGGTTTTAAAACTGGATAGGTCTGTATTGACCTTATCTGCTTTCTCTTCGGCACGGTCGGCAACAAAATCATCCGTATATTTAGATGCCACAACCCAGTCTGTGCGTTGGTAACTATCTTCAATCATGCGTCCAGTCTGGCAAATCAGCATAAAGCCATCAGAAGTTACACGTGCCCACACATCACCTTGGTCATATGGGGTGGTAGGAGTCCCATAAAACACCCGGCGTTTTCCGTCAACAGTGTCATTGTCACGACTTGCTGCATTAAGAACCTTTAGAATGTCCTTGTTTGTAATTTCACTCCAACTGTATGAACCACCACTTTCAACCCACTTGTAAGCTGTTTCACCTACCTTATTATAATAGAGGTCTCCAACGTGTACCTTTTTAGCGTCAGCGGTCGTCCAGTCCTTGGCAGGGGAGTTGGACATAGTTGGCTCTGCACTTTCAAACCAAATGATATAGCTACCATCGATCTGGTCTTTTACATCATTGAACTTAATAATCGTATCAGCAAAATCATTCCCAATAAAATTGTCTACCTTATCGCCAATAACATTTACCTTACTGTCAACGGTCTTCATTGTTCCGATATTATCAGGAGAGCACACGAGCCGTTTCATATCACCCTGTAATGCGGTAACGACAACGTTCTGACCAACCGTAAATACCTGATCGGATGTGATGGTATACTGGCTACCGAACACGGCAATCGTATAGTCGTTCCCATTTACTGCGACAACTGTACCTACTTGTGACTTATCAAAGTTTGCATCATCTAGTTTTTTGTCAATTGTATCCACGACCACCTGAGCAATCACGTCAAGTGCGTCAGAATTTGTTTGAGACATCTCATCCCTCCTTTATAAAACAAAATATACCCGGGCTCAACCTACCCAACCCACCCTGAGCCGGGTATAATTCGTTTTCGTTTAAAATTTTACTTCTATCTGATTTATCGTTTATTCAATCTCTGAACCATCTTGTTGGGAAGCTGTTGTACGATTTGACGAGCCAACGCATCTGTGTCGCCAACGGGGTTATTCACATTCACGTCACCGATAGTCATACTGATACCGCCAGGATTACGAGACTGTACCATCGTAGCTGTGCTATGCTTTGCCATCTGGTCAGTAAACCACTTATCAGGATTTCCACCCATCTCAAACAGGCGAGAAGTAATGTCTGCAGGAACAACACCATCACCTGTTTCAAGATACGTATAACGACCGGATTGTGGTTGACGGACAATCAATTCGGAGCCTTGTTCATCGACATTGTAAGTGCCGGTATGTTTAACTCCTTTATCACCGACAGCTTTCTTTCCCCAGTTCCAGAACCAGAATTTAGAGCCCCAGAATTTATCCCAGAATGATTGCTGTTTTTGCTGACCATTCGATACAGAAGAGCTAGAAGAGCTAGAAGAACCAGAAGAATCGGAAGTTTTATTTCCGTTATTAACTGTCGTCTGAACCGCATTGACAGTAATATTGGTCTTATTTTTCTTCTTTTTTACATCATTAGCCGTATCTTTGGTATTTTTGGACACATCGTCCAGCTGGCTAGTTGTCTTTTTACCCCAGTTCCAGAACCAAATAGGCCACTCATAAACTTTTTCGGCCAGTGTCTTGGATGTGGTTCCATTTTTCTTATCGTTAGCTCTTCCGATAGTATCATGAATAAGAGCAGCGATTGAGAGGACACCACCTGACGAGTTAAAGACAGTAGAAAATAAGGACTTTCCAATCTTTGTCCCAGTATCATTATTACTTTTCCAGATTTTGTTCAAACCAGCAAAATGATTGACACCCACGCCGAGGCCGGCGAGGACTGCACCAACTATTGGAACAGCAGCCAGCAAACTACTTCCACCAGCAGCCGCAACAGCTGTACCGCCTGCGCCAGCTACGTTTGCTCCAATAGCTCCGTCAGCCATCAGCTTACTAAAACCAGTTAATCCTGCAGTATTCGTGGCTGTCATTGCAGGAACACTAGAAAGAGATACACCACCGATCCCAAGTAAGTTTCCAAGCCATCCTAAAATGCCACTTCCACCGCTTGTTCCAGCACCTTTTCCTCCAAATGCATTCGAGATAATTTTTCCGATATTGCTGATGCCATCAGAGAAAATAGAGGTTAGACTATTAGAAGAACTATTACTGAACAACGATTTTGCGCCAGATCCAATGGCATCCCATGCGTTTTGAAATACGCCAATGAGTCCGTTCTTAGTTGTAGCAGAGCCAAGCTCCTTCTGTGCGTTAACAACAGCATTCTTTACGCCATCGGTCATAGAGTTGTTGATAACGCCAGTAATGCCGTTTCCACCGAAAGTGACTTCCGTAGCGTCCGTAATCGTATCAAGGCTATTCGTGATAGTCTTTGTAATACTTGTAGAGGAGTTCTTTCCGAAAACTTTCTTAACGGTATTTACAAGGCCAACAAAGCCACCATCTGTATATGTACCTGTCTGCAGGAAATTATAAACATTGTTCAGCTTTTCAAGAGTACCAATCAAAGACTCAAGATTGCTAATAACAGTCTGAATGCCAGAAATTGTGCCACTGTTTTGCAAACTAGCGATAATCTTATTGTGATATCCATCAAGACTACCTGCCATCTGGCCGAGAGTCATTTCTTGAATCTGGGCAGTGTATTGGAGTTTCTTATTATAATCGTCCCAACTAGTCCCAATATCTTCCATGACCTCAGACAACTTGTCCTTGAATTCATTGTACTTTTTGATTTGGTCGTCAATGGCTTTCTCAGCATCTTCCTTATTCCACTGACGCTGTTTATCATTTAAATCCTGACGAGCAGTGCGCACAGCTTCGGGGTCAGCCTGCCACTCGTAACCGTTCTCAGTATATACACGACTGGTACGTTGCTGTTCTGCACGGGCGAGCTCATCCTGAGCTTTTGCCAATTCAATAGCACGCTCAGTAGCGTCGTTGTTTTCTTCAAGCGCTTCCTTCTGTTTGTTCAGAGCTTCAATACGCTTGTCGATAACATCACCCATCACATCGCCCCAAAGTTTGAGATCGTTGTTGGATTTGTCATTGAACTTTTCAATAAGAGAGAGAAAAGAATTTAGAACGTCTTTTACATCAGATAGTGCATTCTTGAAGTTATCGATTACAGATTCTACGCCTTCCCAGTGCTTTTTAAGCTTTACCGTAACATCAGCATCTGTTTCTTTAACGTCATTTAAAGAATCTTGAAGGGCTTGATTTAATTCAGCATCAGCCTCTGCTTTTTGTTGCAGATATTCATCTTCAGATAAATTACCATTGGATTCGATCTCAGCTATGCGCTTAGTATACTTTGCTAAAGCAAGCTGAAATTTAACAGTCTTTTTAGCAAGTTCTTTATATTCTTCTGGAGTCGGCTCACGAATGTCTTTGATCATTGCCTCTGCTTGAATACCAATAGGCTTGCCCTTGAATTCCTTTGCGAGCTTTTCTAGTTGAGCTTGATACAAATTTCTAAGTTCTCGTACATTAACAGTCGCGTTGCCATTCTCATCTGTTGTGAGTAGAGCTCTAAACTCCGGTTTGAGCTCCATCAGCTTTTGTTGAGTATCTTGAGTAAGCTGACCATTAGCATTTTGCTCTTTCATCGCATCCATCAGGGTAGTCCAAGTGTTTTGGTATTCATCAAGGACAGTGTTGGCATTGCTAAGATCAGTTCCTAAACCGTTAATGTAGTCATCAACAGAGATGAGATTCTTTTCGATACTATCGGCTGCATTGGTGTACGCCTGTGCCATTGCTTCAGCACCGGCACCGCCAGTTTCTTTCGCAACACGAGCTTGCTCTTTAAGAGCATTGATAAGAGCTTTTTTGAACTTATCGGTATCAAGATTGATATTGCCATTTTCATCAATAGCCGCACTAATCAATTCTGGCGCATAAGGTACAAGTTGCTGAATCGCTTCAATTTGCTTTTCAGTAGCGTCAAGATCTGGGATGCCAAACTGGCTCTCGCTTAAAGTTTTCAGAACGTCTGACAGTCCAGAAAATGCGGATTTTATAGCGTCCGTCTTTTTCTTAGCTTCATCCATCGCGGTGCCGTAGCCCTTGATGGCGTCAGTCAGTTGCTCAAAGGAAATAGTTTCAGAATCAACACTAGAATTCAGCCAATCGAGAATCTTCTTCATCTCATCGGCAGACTTACCGCCATCTTTTGCGGCATTCGCTTCCTTGAGTTGTGCCTTGACAAAGGTGCGGAACTTAGCTGTATTAAGTTCAAGTTTTCCGTTTTGCTCCGTCAAACAAGCGGTAAACTTGTCATCAACACCAATCAGTGACTTCATTGTATCAGCACAGATATAACCATATTGGTTATATTCTTTCATCGCCTTTGTTAAGGTATCAAATGCAGAAGCAATATCAGTCACAGACTTCGCAGTAGATTTATTGTTCTTGTTGGTCTTATTTGTCGGGAACCCATTAAGCTGATTTGTTAATGCTCGCCCACCCTTTAAAGCGGCATTCATATTGGTGTACAGCAAAGAAAGCTGAGTATTTGTGCGAGTCGTGATTTCCTCTAGTTTTGCAGGATCTACGCCGCGTTCGCCGGCCTTCT